CCACTAAAGTTACATTGCGTAAATAATCATCAAGGACTTTGTGTTCTACATCGTTGTGATCGGTCCATCTCTGCATAACCAGATTGTTCCACGCAAAACCTTTAGTCTCTCTATCTTCAAATGCTTCCAGCAGACCAGTTTTATTCTTTGTGCTCTTTGTGCGAACGTTAGGGTAAGCTGAGAACACGTTGTCAGTTGGATCACCACGCATACACTTTTCAAACAGAATAAACTTAGGATCCGGCAATAGCTTAGGCTCCTTAGTCTTCTTGTCTTTGACTGGTTGACCCTTTCTATCAAAGTAACCATTGATAGTAACTAGTTCGTCTGTAATTCCGTTGTAACGATTTACGTTCTCGGAAATCAGTTGGTCAAAGTCTGTGTCGCTGCTCACAATAGTGTGATGCTCTAGCGGGTGTGCTTGAACCCATCCTGCAATCAAATCGTCTGCTTCTAGCTTGCTATGTTGTAGGACTGTGCAGTTTGTTTTGAGGATTAAGAACTCTGTGAGCTTGTTGTACGCTTCCCAGAATGCTTTATCTTCTTCTTGCTCTGTTTCAGTTAATGCCGCCTTGGCTACAGCACGATTCTTTTTGTATGGTTCGTAAAAGTCCTTGCGCCACGAACGTCCTTCGAGTGCAATAATAACGTGTTCGGCTTTTTGTTCACGCCAGCATTTAGCAATTGAACTCATTGTAACGTGCAATGCGAACGCCACTTTTTCCTCAATGGAACTTTGTCTGTGGCATACATGTCTTGCACGGAAGAAGGTATTTGATGTGTCAACTAATAGATATCTCATAGGGTAATAATAACAGGTTAAAGGGTGGAGGTCAATCTATGCCCAACCAATTAGGCACATTGTTTGAAACATTTCCCAATCTTCTTTTTGGGCAAAATAAAAACGGTGATTCATCATTGACCAGCTGCCTGGCTTTAGAGCATTTTCTAGATATGCACAGATTTGTTTTGTTTGTTGGACAGCGCCATCTTCGTCCATAATGCTTCCGAATCTCATTGGCTTTTGTGGTTTATCTGGCAATACCCAATAGCGCAATACTTGCTCTTCTCTTCCATTGCCATCGTATGAAGCTCCACAATCTGATATTCCGGCTTTCATGCTGACCACTTCATAACGCACATCAATTGAAACATTTCGAAATCTTCTTTGCGTTCGAAAAAGAATCTGAAATTACGTTCTTCCCAACTGTTTGGTTCTAGTATGCCACTCAGATATTCTTTCATTTCATCTACCCGTTTACGAGTGTCCCTGAGACTCCAATCTAATCTATTGGCACCGGGATATGGTCTTTCCATTGGTTTGTCTGGAAGTACCCAATATGGACGTGGCTCGTCAACAGTGGCGTTAAAGCCGGACTTCATTAGCTTACCTCAGTACGCCCATCACCTAGGTCTCTACGACCAATTACACGCGGACGATCACCAAGTGGTTGATTAGCTTCCCACTGTTCGAAGTTTTCTGCTAGCACGTTTTGGCATACTGCGCGGAACCATTGGTCAACCAGGTCTGCGTCATCTTTGCCTTTGTAACCGGCACGTACCAGATTTGTGATGAACTTGTCATTCCAGTCTAGTTCAAATGCACCATTGCCGATGTTCTCTGGGTCAAGTTCAACGCTCAATACGTTAATCCAAGGCTCACCTTTAGCAGTTGCAACTTCCTTAGGTGTCATTCCTTTAAAGTCAACTTTAGCCGCCTTAGGCTTGCGAGTCTTTGCTGGCGCCTTCGCTGCTGCCGGCTTCTTAACCGCAGGCTTCTTAACTGTCTTTTCATTGGTTGCCTTTACAGTCTTTTTAACCGCAGTCTTTCTAACTGCTGGTTTCTTTGCTACTTCTTTCTTTACTGCCATTACTGTTCTCCTTTGTTTTTCCAGAAATAATTCGGGTCTGCATCCCACTTCTCACGTAACTGTTTATCGGTGAAGACTGCATCATCGTATCCGTATTGGAAACCACAGCTAGCACAAATTTCAAACTCTTCTATAAATTGTGCGTGTCCACACGCTGGGCAATACGGAAGTCTATCCCTCATTTATCTTTCTGCATCGTTTCCGAACAAGATGCAATGCAATCGACCACTAACGTGATATCCACGATCAAGTGCCATGGACGCTATTTTATTGATTACTTCGTAGTCAGCTTGTTGTGCATACGAAGAACCAACTGGCATAATGTACACTGGAATTGGGTTGTGCAATTCGCATATCTTATTTGCTAATTCGTCAAACGATTCCTTTTTGTCATTGACAACGAATTTCAGCGCAACGTCGCCGTAGAACTTAAATTTGTTAAGAATCTCTGGGAACCAAGTTTTTTCAGTTGGTTCGCCGGTTACGTTATACAGCTTCGGTGATACATTAAATAGCACGTTGAGCTTATTCGATTGTATTGTATTTATCAGTACATCCTCGAGTTTTTGCGTTCCATTTGTCTCAAATTGGTACACAGCCGGACGAGTCTTCCCCTGGGCAAGTTTGCTAACGATTGCAGAAACGTGTTCTTGCTGAAGCAGTGGTTCGCCACCTGTAAAGCAAATGTCGTATTCATTCCAGGTCTGAGGATGAATCCAGACTGGTGTGCCATCCTTTGCTTTTGGCAACAGCGTTTCAATCTCTGCAACCAACTCATCTACGGATGCATAATCAATTGCAAGGTGTTTGTATTTTGGATCAATTGCGTATAGGGTGTCGCAGCCAACTTCAACAACAGGAAACTCATCAAGTGTCTTGTATGACTTTGGGTTTACTAAGATTGGCTTGACGTAAGTATCAGGCAGTGTTGGATGGTCTTGGAAGAATCCGGGGCAACGAAGATTGCAACCAAAGAAACGTACAAATACAGTTAGCTTACCTGTACGTGGACCTTCACCTTGTACTGATAAGAATGGCTTTTGTGCTAATCTAATTTTACTCAATATCTTCCTTCCTTGAATATAGTCGACCACTTCTTAAGTTTCTGAATCTTTGCTACCTTGGCGTCATCTAACTGTTCGGCTGTAATAACTCCCTCTTCGATAAGGAGTTCTACCATTGCCAACATATCGCCAATTTCTTCTGTTAGCTTTTCTCTGTTGGGCATCTCAGACTTGATATGAATATTGTCAATACCAAACCTACGACACTTGCTAACCATCTGAATTACTTCAGCGCATTCCTCTTGAAGAATATTTAGTATTTCATCAACCTTGCTCACACGTTTCTCCTCGATGTGTATTTCTTCTATGCCGTGCGACATTTCGTACCGGCGTGCTCTTTGATCTGGTGTTGCACTTGCTCCGCAATCGCAGTGTTCGTCACCGCAATATACGAAACAGTGCTTGTCCCATTGTATTGGTCTTGGACAAAGGCTCATATCACATCCTGTAATAAGTTGCTCTGCTCTTAGGTGTTTCGTTCCAGTCAATGTGGTGTACAGAAACGCCCAGCTTGCACATCTTCGCTTCAACAACATCTGCTATCCACTGCGACAGCTTCTCGGATGTTGGGACAAACTCTACTACAAACATACCCTCAAAGTATTCATACTCCGGTGTGTTCTCTTCGAGTCCAGTTAAGTCTACATTCCACCCAGCAAAGTATTCTGTGCCTGGCACTAGCACAGGAACAAGAGCACGGTCGCCAATTAGTTGTTTGTACAGTGGGTCGTGTTTGTCAATGATGAACTGGTGGTCGATGTATGTGTCGATCCACTTCTTGAGCCATTCTAGGTGGCGAAAGTCTGTTACCATACCAGTCTTGTCCAGACCATTGCCTGTTAGAAATACTCGTAATGTACCTTCGTGTCCGTGCAAGTGTCTGCAAGCGCATTTAAGGTCTGCGGCATATTCGCCATTTAGTGTTTGTGTATGAACCCTGTGTCCATAACAGAATTCAAAAGTTTTATCAATTATCCAAGTCACGCTTCGGTCCTCTTTTCCATACTTCTTCCATTATTGTCATGCTCATGTTGTCTGGGTGGTATGGTGAACAGTCACACATACAGCCCATGTATTCCTTCATCTCTGGTTCCCATGGTATATCCCACAGTCTGTATTGATTGCGAATGTATGTACCAAGTCCGTGATGCATTGAACCTAGACTATCCCCATTCCATTCAGTAAGAAAGAACTTCGCTTGGTCCTCTTCGTTCCATACTTCAAAAATCTCTTTGCGAAGGTCTACTACAATCTCTTCAAACGTCCACGGTGTTGTTCTATTTTTGCTCATTGTTTTCCTCTAGCGTTAGATTCAGAAGCAGTTTATATGCTTCATACGCTTTCATTACCGTTGGATTCTTTTCACGCAATACTGCTTCGTTAGCAATTTGGTGATATAGGTGTGATGCTTCTAATTCAAATTTTGCAAGTTGTGTTAATTGATCTAGTGGTATTTCTAGTTTGCAAATGGCAGTGGCGTCTTCGCCCATTATGCCCAATCCAAACTTCGATAATCCAGTATCGCGATATTGCATATCCATTTTGGATATACCATGTCTTGCACAAAAGTCAAATAAGGTTTTCTGATCCATAGTCAATTATAGCACGTTGGTAGACTTTATCAAGAGTCTTGAATGCCGAAGCGTTGATCTAGAATCATCTCATGCAGTGCTTTCACTCGAGTGTTTTGAATCAGATGTCCAAACACAATGCTGAACATCATTATTTCTTCTTCGTTTGGGAAGAATACTCTAATGGTATTATTGGTGCTACGACCTGCTGTGCGTTTGCAATCGGGAAATTGCACACGGTACCATTCTAGTGTTCCCTTGCTTCGTTCTACTTTTGCACCGCGATTCTCAAGATAGTCAGCAGCCTCTTTAGTTATCTCGTATAGATCTACGGATGAAACCCGTTTAACGTTGCCATTAGTGCCACCAGTTTTCCCACGGGAAGACAATCCACTGTGGATTTTCTACTTTGTTGATTGAGATGCCAGTGTAGTCTACATCTTTAAATTCACTTGCTTCATTGTTCACTAACGTTGCGAAGCGCACATTGTGATTCCAGATACCTTCCCACTTTGGGTCGTTAGGTAGACAACTTGTTTGCCAGTCGTTCTTAATCCAGTTTAGTGTAGCGCCACTGTCGTTGATGTCATCAACAATGAGAATTTGTTCGCCGTTGAACGCATGTTCTGCCATCCATAAATTAGACTCAGGGCCGTTAATGTCATCCCTTAAACTAACCTTTAACGTTTCCATCGGAATGTCAAGGTAGTGGGAGATCATTAGTGTGGGAGTTAGCCCACCGCGTGTCAGACCGACGACGTATGTAGGTTTCCAGTTGTCCTTAGCAAGGTCACGCATAATGTCGTGAACCCATGCCTTAACGTTTTCGTCTGTGTAATAAACTTTACGCATATTTTTCCATTTCTTTTAAATTATGTGATTGTATGTTGTCAAAGAATTTTATGAGGAACATGCTAGCAGTTGCAGCATCTTCCCCAGCAAAACGAACTAGAGTTAATCCAGTTCCATCTTGCGTGACATGACTTGGTTTAGCTCTGCCATATTGTACTTGTTTCTTAGTTTGCTCGCGACCAAGATGATCGTACCATTTAATCATAGTAGCAGAGCCACCAATTAGGTTAAACCATTCTCCCATTTCGTCTGTCAGGTCATGGACGTAAAATCGAATTTCGTATGCAACTCTACATCCAGATGGGAGTGGTATCATTTTGTTAAGGTTAAAACTACTTTGAGTTGTTCTGCGGCTAGCTCATATTTGGCTAACGCATCGGCAATGGTTACGTTCTTTGCTGCCAATTCTTTGATGTGTGCTTCTTCGTACATCTTCTTTTGTGCCCACGTAATGGCATCGGTTGCAACTTGATTCATGGTGATGGTAGCAGGTGGCGTTGCAGTAACGTTCTGCCACGCTGTACCATTATATACTTGAATGTCTTGCCCATTAAACCATAATGCACCAGACAGTGGATTTGGTGGGTAGTTTGGTATAACATATGGCGACCCCGGTTGTCCTCCGGTTACAGTAAGATGTGGACTTGTTGTTGTTATACCTTTAATCATGTTGCGATTACCGTCCATGTATTGAGCTTAGATTGCAGCTCATCGCGCTCCGCAGTTACCTTATTCACATCCTCTACAACTTTGTTTGCGAAGGTGTTTGCGTTTGCTAGCTTCTTCTCATACTCCACACGTTGTTCTTCAAGTTGCTTAGTAAGGGCAATAACGTTTTCAAACTGTTCCTTTGCACGTTGCAGCTCGGGGTGAAGATCGCACAACTTGTTAAGCTGTATCTCTTCGGCTTGCTTTTGTATTGCCCACGAAATAGCCATTGATGCTTGAGGTGTTAACCCAACACTTACTGGCTGTGTGTTGATATGCTGCCACGTTGCGCCGTCAAACGTTTCATAGTTGCCACTGTTAACCCTCACATAACCCATGCAAGGTGTCGAGGCAGCGGTAGAATAGACATACGGAACGCTTGTATATCCACCAGCTACCACAATGTGGCAATCCATAGATGTGATACTATTGATCATTTTGCAGTTGACTCCGGATTAATACCTGTGCCCTTACATGTTGGACAAGTCCA